CCTCATCAGAGGAAAGCAAACACAGGAACACGAACACCCTGCCCGGAAGCGTGGACAGGATATGGAACTTTGATGGAGGAATCGCCTATTGAAGAAATATTATGAGGAAGCGAAATATAATGCGGCATTTGACCGCTGTGTGGATGTTATGAGCCAGATGCTCCAGAAATATGGACATCAGGTTTTGGATAAATTGGAACAGGACGCACCGCAGGGAGTGGAGCATTCCGAGGAAAGTAATCAAGCGCAGCTTCTGACGGATAAGGCTGCATAAAATTTGCAATTTACACGTTGCGTATTCGCTATGGCTATGCTATAATGATTACGCAACGTGTATTTTTTGCTTTTGTGGAGAAAAGACGGATGGATTGTAAAAACAGAATTATAAAGTTGCGTGAAAGCACAGGACTGAATCGGAAAGATTTTTGCAAGCTCGTCCATATTCCTTACCGGACTATGACTGAATGGGAATTGGACAACCGCCATGCACCGGATTATGTGCTGTGGCTTTTGGAGTATTATATCCGCAACGAGGGACTTATGGTAAAAGGAAGGAATGAGGGAGGTGGAGATTCTGAAAAAGAAACAACTTAAATGCTATCTTTATACAAGAGTGTCCACCTCGATGCAGGTTGACGGATACAGCTTGGATGCCCAGCGTGACAAGCTGCGGAAGTATGCGGCATACGAGGATATGATCGTTGCCGGGGAGTATTCTGACGAGGGCTTTTCCGGAAAGAACATTCAAGGGCGGCAGGAGTTTCAACGGATGCTGAATGACATCCAGGACGGCAAAGATGATGTTTCTTATGTGTTGGTCTTTAAGCTGTCCCGATTTGGCAGAAATGCAGCGGACGTTCTGAATTCTTTGCAACTCATGCAGGATTTCGGTGTCAATCTGATCTGCGTGGAGGATGGCATTGACAGCTCCAAGGATGCAGGAAAGCTGATGATCTCTGTGCTGTCTGCGGTGGCAGAGATTGAGCGAGAAAATATCCGCACACAGACAATGGCAGGACGTGAGCAAAAGGCTCGTGAGGGCAAATGGAACGGCGGTTTCGCTCCATATGGATACAAACTGGAAAATGGAAACCTTGTCATTGCAGAGGATGAAGTGGAAGTAATTCGTGTCATTTATGACCGCTACATTCACACTAATGAGGGTGTTGCAGGAGTTGCAAAATATCTGAACCGCAATGGTTATACTAAGAAACTAAGACAGAATAATACCATTCCGGGATTTTCAAGAGATTTTGTGAAAAATGTATTGTACAATCCTGTTTATATGGGAAAGATTGCTTACGGCAGACGAAGAACAGAAAAGAAACAGGGTACAAGAAACGAGATGCACGTGGTTGAGCAGTCGGAGTTCCCGGTTTATGAAGGACAACACGAAGCTATCATTTCCGAAGAGGATTGGTATCTGGCACAGGAAAAGCGCAAGATCAATTCTTTTAAGCGGGAAAAGGTTAACAATCCAGACCACGCACACATCCTGTCCGGTATCTTGAAATGCCCATGCTGCGGAAAGAGTATGTACGGCAATATCGCCAAGGCGCACAGCAAGGACAAGAAAACACGGTATTATTACTACTGCAAAAATACGGTAACACCTACCGGGCATGAGTGCAGTTTCCGTCTGAATATCGAGCAGACGGAAATCAACAAATTTGTGGCGAAGGTTATCTCCGCTATGGTCAACAATCCACGGTTTGTAGAAGCGATTCAGGCGAAAATCGGAACAGCAGTTGATACAGAAGATATGGAACGGCAGATTGCTGTCCTACAAGGGCGGCTAAAGCAAGCCTTTGGAACGAAAAGCCGCTTGGAGCGTCAGATGGATACCTTGGACATCAATGATGCCCACTATGACAGAAAGATTTTGGACTTGCAGCGCCGCTATGATGAGCAGTATGACACCATAGAGGAAATCGAAGTTCAGATTGGCGAATTGCAAAGTCAGATCCGCAGCATCCAGCAGGAGAAGATTTCCGGAGACAATATCTATCGCTTGTTGCTGGCATTTGATGAAGTCTACCATTCCGCAACGGAAGCGGAGCAGAAGGAGTTTATGAAGGCCTTTATCGAGCGAATTGAGATGTTCCCGGAGAAAAGGAAAGACGGAAGCTGGATAAAGAAGATCGTATTCAATTTTCCTGTGCCTGTTGATGGTGAGGAAGTGAAAGAACTTCCCTTGGAAACTGAAACAACTGTCGAGACGGTATGTTTATTGTCCAAACTTAATGCAAAGCAACATATCGAGGTAGACATCCACATGGACGAACTTGATCTCACCGATGCAGAGAAGAAAGCCACCTATTCGGAAATCAAGGAATATGTGCTGGAGCATACCGGACTCAAGGTCAGCAGCTTGTATATCGCTCAGGTGAAGCAGAAATGCGGTATCATCGAGCGAGAAAATTACAACAAACCGAAGTCCGATGATGCAAAACAGCCCCAATGCCCGCCCGATAAGGAAAAAGCAATCAAGGAGGCGCTCAAGCACTTCGGCATGATCTAAGGAGGGCAAAATGAAGCGTTTACTTTCTTGTGAGTTCAATATGGATACTGCCTGTGTGGAGCTGAAATTTGCAAATGGCAGCATGATTGCCATTGATACGATTGCGGTAGAGAATGAGGTTGCCGATAATATATATCAGCGGTCAGAGCTGGACTGGCTGATTTACAACGATCCGGCAGCCTATGCAGATTTAGTTCTCAACGGCGACCCGGAAACATACCTGAAAACTGTTACAGAATATAAACCTTTGGACTGATTACCAGAGATAAAGCAAGCCGCCTGTGCGGGCATATCAAATGCTCATACAGGCGGCTTTTCCTTTTTGTACTGTGACTTTATCAGTTCTCCGAAATGGACCGCTTAAACAATATCCATGTACTTATGAAGTAGCATATCAGCAGTAAGAAAAGAATACCAATGATAATCCCTACTTGTACCATCAAGGCTCCGCAGCCAATATAAGCTGAGATTTCAGCAGAAACACTTTGAAGAAAATAGCCAATCACAATAATTGCTACAACGATTGCCGCTGTGATCGGCATCCCAAACCAAACACCAAGCTGTTTTAGAACCAAAGTATGCAGGTCCTTCTCTTCCACTCCCATTTTTCGCAGAACCGAAAATCTGTAGTTGTTTTTTTCTGCATCCAGGAGCTGCTGAAGAGCCAGCACGGTAAGACACATCACCATCAGAACAATTGCACCATAGATCAAGGACGCTTTTAGGATAAAGTTAAGGGCGATTATACGGTTCACTTCCGTAGTATGGACAGTTGTACTGTATCCTGCCAGATTGTCTTTATCAGGATCTTCTGGATAAGAACGCCCAAGAAGCTGTTCCAGCATTTCTGCCGTTTTGAAGGGAAGCGGATATTGGGTCATCACAAATCGGTTGCGCTGTACCGGAAGCAAGACTTGCGCTATTTCGTCAGGTATGATATACACCACATCTGTATAAAGATTATAGATGGATTCCCCCACAGGCTCCTGAAACACGGCGTTCTCACTGAGTTTCAGGGTGCCTGCGTCAGTTTCCAATAAGGTATGCTCAGCAATGTAGTTTTCAATATCCTTGTCCTCTGCTGCACGATGCCAGTGGGTAGCAAATTCATCCGTTTGTAAGATAATAGGTTCATATCCCAACATTTTCCGAACAGCGTTATAATCCTTCAGTGCGATCGCCAAGGGAGGAAAATTGTACTTTACTCGCTGGTGAAAGTCGCTTTGCTTGGGAAGATATTCCGAAAAAGTCAAATCGTCCTTTATCGCTATTTTGTTTTGTTCTATGAACGCAGTAATTTCTCCATAGTCTGTATCCGGAAGATTTTCCACTTCATAAACATCGTTGTAGCGGCTTGAAATTTGAATATCATAGACAGCCCGACTGTCCAAATAGCCCAGACTCCATCCCGTTAAAACCGGCGCAATGACAAACAAGCAGATAGAAAAAGTCAGGGTCACACAAATGATCGTCATCGTTTTCGTATTGGTAGCCAGCTTAGAGGAAAGCTGTCCAAACAGAAATAAACTCGTATTATGATATTTGCGGGACACTTTAGACTCCTTCCAGTATAGGAGCGCCGCATTCGATAAATACATGACTGCGGAAATGATAAACAAAATATCCGCAACCCCAAACAGCAAATATTGATTCAGAGTTGGAGCGTCAAATCCAAGGAAGTAGGCTTTTTCCAGTTCTGCGATGGAAAAAATCGGGATAGCGGTCAATACAGCACCAGCCAGAAGTCCGCAAAGATATCGGGAAAACCCTATTTTTCTGTGTAAAACAGCACCTGCGATTGCCCAAAGCAGCGTCAGTGCAGGGAAAAGGACATTCCCCCAATACATGAGCTTTACAGGAAGCGGATGTCTGGAATCGAAGTAAAAATGATATTTTACAGTACCTACCTCCAGCATCCACAGCAGCAGAATGCCATAGAAAATACAGATCATCGGCATCCATCTGCTTTTATGAAGCGGTTTTTCATTCTGACGGTTTGCCGTCATAAGCTCAATAATCCTGCTTTTGTTGAGAATTCTGACATTCCCGACTCCAACCAGAATCTGGCAAACAACAAAGAAGCCCACGGTCAACAGCACAGTATCCGGGAAAAACGACCAAGAAAAAGCGTAGGGTTCCCCAAAAGAAGCAAGCAGCATAGCCGTAATGACCTGAGAAACGACCATCCCCAGAAGGATTCCCACCGACACAGAGAATATGAGCAGGAAAAAAGTCTCTCCAAAAAAGAGCAGGCCTATGGTTTTTTGCTCCATTCCCAAGGTTGCCTCAACGGCAAACTCCTTTTGCTTTTTTCTCAGCATGAAACGATTGACATAGTGGATCAGAAACAACAAAAGCAAACTAATCCCGCAAATTGCCAGTTTCATACCTCCAGCCAGCAGGGAAATATTATATTCCGCACCAATGGTCGGATGATAATGGGTGCTGCTGATAGACAAAAACGCATAGAACAGGGTGACACAGAGTGTCATGGTCACAATATAAATCAAATAGTCCTTCACAGACCGCTTTGCATTTTTGAAAATAAGTTTAGCGTACATCGCTCATGCCCCCTCCCATCATGGTAAGGACATCCAGGATTTTTTCAAAGAAAGTCCTGCGGGAATCACCCCCCTTACGGATTTCCGTAAAGATTGCCCCGTCCCTCATAAAGAGAATACGATTGGCATAGCTTGCCGAGAAAGCATCGTGTGTCACCATCAGAATCGTGGCTCCGAGATCTTCATTGATACTCTGGATCGTCGAGAGCAGCATCTGGGACGAGTGACTGTCTAACGCACCGGTGGGTTCATCCGCCAAAATCAGCTTAGGCTGATTGATAATGGCTCTGGCACAGGCGCACCGCTGCTTCTGGCCGCCGGACACCTGATAGGGGTATTTGTCCAGAATATCCGTGATATTCAGCTTTCCGGCCATTTCCCGCACCCGCCCATCAATCTCGCCTGCTGGAACCTTGTTGATGGTCAGCGCCAGGGCTATGTTTTCCGAAATGGTCAGCGTGTCCAGCAGGTTAAAATCCTGAAATACAAATCCAAGATTCTCCCGACGAAACCGGGCAATCTGTTTTTCGTTGATTTCCGTCACATCGGTTCCGTCCAGATAGATATGTCCCGCACTGACGGTATCAATGGTGGAAATACAGTTGAGCAGGGTAGTCTTGCCGGAGCCAGATGCTCCCATGATTCCTACAAATTCTCCCTCTTGAACGGAAAAGCTGATGTCCTGAATTGCTTTTGTAACATTTCCGCCATTTCCGTAATATTTTTGGATATGATCCAGTTTCAAAATTTCTTTCATTGTTATCACCTCTGATCTCTATTGTAAAATAAGAGTGGCTTCGTTTGTATCAAGTTTTCTTACAAAGTTCTAACAAAAATGTAAGAAGTGCAGAACGCTTTTCAGTTCTGCACTTCATGAATCAGACAGTTAATGTGAAAAGAAAGGGAAATGGCTGTGCCATGTTCCGACGACTCCGCCGTAATGCCAATGCCCAGCTTTTCACAGAGCCGTTTGCACAGATACAGACCAATGCCCGTGGACTGCTGAATCAGACGACCATTCTGACCGGTAAATCCCTTTTCAAAGATACGGGGCAGATCGGACGCAGCAATCCCGATTCCATTGTCCTCCACGACAAGGACAACCTGATCCTGCCATTTATGAGTAGAAATGCGGAGAACCGGCTGCTTCGTACGATACTTGACCGCATTGACAATCAGTTGATTTAGGATAAAACGCACCCACTTTTCATCTGAATAAACCGTATCCTGCATTTCCTCCACTTCCAGGCGCATACCACTTTGGAGCAGCAGATATTTGTTATCTGCAATCGCCTGATGCACCACTTGGGACAGTGCCATTTCCCGGACAGAATAATCTTTCTCTGTATGCTCACTGCGGGCATAATAAAGAGCCTGTTCCGTAAAGCGGTTGGTCTTTTCCAGTTCCAGCAGAAGTTCTTTTGTCCAGTTCGTCCGATGGTTTTCACATAGGAGTTTCATGGCAGTAATGGGCGTTTTGATTTCGTGAATCCATTGTTCAATGTATTCCTTGTACTCCAGGCGTTCCCGCTCGACCTCCCCAATCTGCTCCAACATGGATTTTCCAGCCATTTTCAAAATCTGATAGTAAACCTGATCCTCGGCCTGTTCCGGCAGTTCCATCACTTCAGAAATAAGGTATCTCTCGGAGAGCTGCTTCGCCATATCCAGAAGTTTTTTCATCTGCCGCTTTCGTTTCCAGTAAGTGAGGACAAGTCCCATCAGCAAAATCAATGCCCATACGATCAGGATCAATACTACTGCGGAAGCCGAATTGCCGCACACCAGCAAAAATACAGTGAGCGCAGCCATGCAAACAAGGTTCGTCAGCAGAAATGGAAGCCTGTTTTTCCAATACCGTTTGCTGTTCATATCGTGTACCCCTGGCGATGCTTTGTCTTGATAAAATCCGTCAGGCCAATGCCCGCCAGTTTTTCCCGGATGCGGTTGATATTGACGCTCAAAGCATTGTCATCCACATATAGCTGATTGTCCCATAGATAATCTACAATATCATTACGGGAACAAATCTTTCCTGCGTGTTTGAAAAGATAATATAATATTTTCAATTCATTCTTTGTCAGTTCTGCTTGGTTACCGTCATATTCAATCGTGCTACTTTCTAAGTGAAGAATCGCTCCTTGCCAATTCAGACGCTCAATTTGTTCTATCGGGTAAGCTCGTTTCATCAAGGATGAAATCTTTGCCAGCAGAATTGCTGTGTTATAAGGCTTGGTGATAAAAGCATCTCCACCCAGCAAAATACTGTTCAATTCATCCATGTCCGTATTGCAGCTTGTTACAAAGATAATCGGTACATTGGAAAAACTGCGGATTTGAGAACAGATTGAGTAGCCGCTTTCTTGTGGCAGCTTTATGTCCAGCAAAATCAAATAGGGATGAGTATTTTTGACCGCTTGCATAACTGATGTAAAGTCAGTAACTGCGGATGCCTCATATCCGTTTCCGTTTAACAGAACTTGTAATTCAGTTTGAATGATTGGGTCATCTTCGATGATGAGTATTTTATATTTTTCCATGATTACATGTCCCTTTCTTTGAATATTTAGTACCACCAAGGCAGTTCCAGCCAGAAGTTATCCAGAGCCAATTTCTCCGTGGACTTTGCTCTGCTCTCTGACAGATGGAAGTGCTTCGCCGTTTCGCTCAGAGGATGGAGGACATCGTCCTCAAAGCCAAAGCGATACCAGAGATAGGCTTTCTCTCGCTCATCAATCATTTCCAGAGCCGTATGGATTTCTTCGTGGGTTTCCTTTGCAATGAAAATCTGCTCTGGGTTCTGTACTCTGGAATCTGCTATAAATTCATGTTGTCCCTTATTCTCGCCCTTTTTGACCTCATCCAGACGAATGATACAGTCCAGATTTTTGGCTTCAAAGGTAGGATTCAGCCTGCGGATGTAGTCCAGCATGGCATTATGAATAGCCGGGGCAGCATAGGTCAAAAACTTGTTCCCGTAGTCGGGTTGAAAGCTGCTTATGCAGCCCAGAAGCCCCAATGAACCCTCCTGCACCAAATCGTTCAGTTCAATGCCGAGGGCAACGTTCAGCTCCCGCTGTGCGCTCCATATCTCGTATGCCGTCTTTCGGATAAACCGCAGATTGTTCTCTACAAGGGCGTTTTCTGCCCATTTGTCACCGCTCTGCGCCGCAATACAGAGCTGCTCGTTAGTTATCTTGTCCATCATCTTCCGGCAGCACCATCGTCTGCATCAGCCCCAGCAAGGCTTTGTTAAAGTTGTCCAGAGCTTCCTGATTGACTCCATCGACACCGGAAATGCTGCCTGTAATAGCATCAACAACTGCTTCCGGCGTGATGGTCGGATTCTGCATATCCTGCCCCTTGGTCAGCTCGGCAAACATCTTTTCGGTGGCTTCCTTGCTGATTGCCTTGGCTGCGACCAAATCGCTGCCTGCTTCTTTCTTGATTTCCTTAACCACCGTCATAAAGGTGTTTTGAATCGTGGTCTGGTCTGCCTGATAAGCGGGAATTTTCATGGCATTAGCGGTTCGGGCTGCCTGTACTGCTTCGGGAGCTTGGTTCTGTCCCAACAGCAGAGAGCCAACGGTAGCAAACATCTGGTTTTGTGCGGCATATCCTCTTGCAAGGGTATCATCCATATACTGTGCAATCATATAAGTAACCATGGCAAAGCGGGGATTTTCCAGCAGACGGTTGACTACATCATTGTTGACCTTTCCGGTATAAAGATTCTTTGCAGCTTCAACAGATAATCCCAGTTCTGAAATATCGTAGTTCTTTTTATCCGGGATTACGGTCGTACCCAAGATAAAGTCCGTGGACACATTGAACACTCTGGCGATGCGGATAACGCTTTCTTCGCTCAGCTTTTCGGTCTTTCCGCTAAGGAAGCGGCTGATGGTGCTTTCATTCACATCAATCCGAAGTGCCAGTTCTCGCTGGGTCATCTTGCGTTCTCTCATTACATCAACGATTCTTTTCCGAACATCGGCGGGTAAATAAGTATCAGCCATTATGCTTCCTCCCCTCTGTCTGTTTTCTGTTTGATATATTTTCCGCTTTTAATGCGGGCATCTGTCGGCTTTTCAGCGTCCTCCGGGATGATCCAGCGGCTTCCTGCCCGCTGTGCGCCCGGTATGCGGTCATTGTTGCAGAGGATACCAACTCTTCGGGGAGAGATACCCCATTTCTCGGCAACTTCAAATGTAGACAGGTATTTCATTTCTGTATCATCCCTCCTGATTCATATTAACTTCAATTATATTCTATTTACGGAACAATATCAACCAACTTTGTGTGAACACTGCCGTCTCGAAACTTGCATTTTTTCAAGTTTTCGGGGCGGCTTTTTGCTTTGCTTGCGGAAGTGCCTGATTTTTCGGTTGAAAGCGTTTTTCTGCGTATATTCAGGCAGATGAAAAAATCATCGAGAAAAATCAAGGAGGTTATGCAAATGAACATTTTTGAAACAGTCAAGGCGGCGGTCACGGTTAGGCAAGCCGCCGAACACTACGGGCTGAAAATCAATCGCTCCGGGATGATTTGCTGCCCTTTCCACGATGACAGACACCCCAGCTTGAAGCTGAACGAGGATTACTTCTATTGCTTCGGCTGCGGTGCCAAGGGAGATGTGATTGACTTTGTGGCAAGGCTGCTTGACCTGTCTGCCTATGAAGCAGCGCAGAGACTGGCTGCGGATTTCGGACTGGACAGGCCGCCGTCCGTGGTGGCACAGGTAAAGAAGTACCGTCCCCGTGTGAATCAGTCGAAACAGGACGAGCTTTTCTGCATGAATGTGCTGTCCGGGTATCTTCATCTTTTGGAGGACTGGAAAGAGCGATATGCTCCCGAAGCACCGGAGGACGAGCCGGATGAGAGGTTCGTGGAAGCTTGCCACAAGCTGGAATATGTGGAGTATCTGAACGATTTGCTCCTTATGAGCGATCAGGAAGAAAGGACTGATACCGTCAAGGAACTTTTGACAGACGGAACGATTGCAAGAATGCAAACACGACTGGACGAGCAGAAAAAGGAGGTGCGCTGCCATGTCAGAGAACAGGAAATTGCTTGAGATGAATGTGCCGATGTGGTTTGACGGCAAGAGTATCAATGAAGCTCTGTTTTGTGAAGATTTTCTGAGAACCCGTCAGATTATCTTTGCAAACGGAGCTTTTTTCACACCTGATGGTCGAGTGACGGACGACCTGCCGCTTCGTGGCGAAATCTTTGAAGAATTGAAATATTGTGCCGTGAACAACATTCCCCGCAAAATCAGCAACATCATTGAGATTATGAAGCTGGCGGCTCATGTGGAGGACTTCCCGCCGGAGCAGGACAGGATTCATCTGGCAAACGGTACGCTCATGCTGGACGGCACTTTTACAGAGGGGAAGCCGGATATTGTGAGAAACAGGCTCCCGGTTTTCTATCGCCCGGATACTCCGAAACCTGTGCTGTGGCTTTCCTTTCTGAATGGTCTGCTTTACCCGGAGGACATCCCTACCTTGCAGGAATTTATCGGCTATTGCCTGATTCCCTCCAATAAAGGACAGAGGATGATGGTCATTAAGGGCAATGGCGGCGAGGGTAAATCCCAAATCGGTGCGGTGCTGGGGCAAATGCTGGGCAGTTCCATGAAGGACGGAAGCATTGGTAAAATCTCTGAGAACCGATTTGCCCGTGCCGATCTGGAGCATATCCTCCTATGCGTGGATGATGATATGCGAATGGAAGCCTTGCGCCAGACCAATTATGTGAAATCCATTGTGACAGCTCAAGGGAAAATGGATTTGGAGCGCAAGGGCAAACAGAGCTATCAGGGCTGGATGTTCGCCCGTCTGCTGGCTTTCTCCAACGGAGATTTACAGGCATTGTATGACCGAAGTGACGGTTTCTACCGCAGACAGCTTGTGCTGACCACAAAGGAAAAGCCTGCCGGAAGAATGGATGACCCTGACCTCGCCCAGAAGATGAAAGCTGAGGTGGAGGGCATTTTCCTCTGGGCGTTTGAGGGATTGCAGCGTCTGGTTGCCAACAATTTCAAATTCACGGAAAGTGAGCGCACCAAAACCAACCGAGAGTCCGTCAAGCGTGACAACAACAATATTTTCGACTTCATGGAGTCTGAGGGCTATATCCGGCTGAAAGCGGATGCTTCCATCAGCTCCAAGGAGCTGTACGAAATTTATCGGATGTGGTGTGAGGAAAATTCTCTGCCGCCCCTGAAATCCCGCAGCTTTAGTGACAGTGTGGTGGCAAATTTAAGTCGCTACAATCTGGAACACACCAACAAAATCACAAACTCTGCCGGGCGCAGGGTGTGGGGATTCATGGGAATTGAAGCCGTAGCCCGTCCGAATATAAATGGGTTTTACGACGTTTCGCCGTGTACGTACGTACCGGAGGAATGGCGGGATTGATTTTTTGGTACGTACGTACACAGCGTACGAGCGTAAATCACTCCTGTATAAAACCTTCGTGACGTACCCAAATGACAGGAAAAAGTCAGTCTTTTTTCTGTCAACGGACGGGGCGGTTTCGCAAAACAGCAGCCGTCCGTGCCGGACATTGGAAAGAGGAGCAGACAACTTTCTGATGTTCGGCAGAGGTCGCCGCAGCGACCGCATTACCCTCGGAGAGCCCCTCGGGAGAGCCCACGGCACTTTGCAGCCAGTATGGATGAAAGTGTCATAGTGGGTTATTACACTTCCGCAGAAGTGCCTCTCCAAAGCTACCTGTCTGCAAATCCCAAAGAAAGGAAGGAAAAATATGGCAAGAAATGACGGAGTTGACCGTACCTGTGCAAGAAATATGGATGTCACAGATAATGACATCGGAGATGCACAGGCACACAATGAGCGTGAAAAAGAAATATACAGTAACGAAGATATTATCCCGGAAAGAAGTTCCCTCAACGTACACTTCAAAGAACCTACCGGGAGCTACGCTGAAATGTTTGAGCAGATGAAAGCTGACAACATCATTTCCACCAGAGGTCTGAAGGCGGATGCCGTCCATTTCAACGAAATGGTCTTTGATGTGAACTCTGCGTACTTCGACAATCACGGCGGTTATGAATACGCCAGACAGTTTTATGAGGAAGCCTATAAATCCGCTGTGGAGATTGTTGGCGGTGAACAGTATATCCTCTCGGCAGTCATGCACGCTGACGAGATTAACCGGGCGATGTCCGAAGCACTTGGCAAGGACGTGTTCCATTATCATCTTCATGTGGTCTATGTCCCTGTGGTGGAGAAACAGATTTTGTGGTCGAAACGCTGCAAGGATGAAGCTCTCAGAGGAACGGTAAAGGAAACCATTATGCAGGTCAGCCGCAGTAAAAAGTGGCTGTCCAAACCTGCTGTGGACAAAGATGGAAAACCAATTCTGCAAGTCAATGGTAAGCCTGTTCTCCGAAAATCCTATTCTGTTTTACAGGATGATTTTTTTCAGCACATGAGAGCTGCCGGATATACCGATGTGGAACGTGGAGAGCGTGACAGCACCGAGGAACATCTGACTGTGACCCAGTTTAAGGTAGCAAAGGAAAAGCAGCGACTGGAAGCTGTGACGGCGGAACTGAACCAGAAAGAAGCACAGCTTGACGATACTACACAGGCTGCGGAGAAGAAAAAGCAGGAGCTTAAATCCCTGCAAGCACAGACTAAGGCGGCAACCGGAATAGCGGTGACGGTTCAGGAGCTGGAGTCGATGGGTAAGAAATCTTTTACCGGGAACATCGTCTTGACACCCGATGAATGCCGTACTCTCAAAAATTATGCTGTCAGCAGCTTTGCTGAAAAAGCGGAGAAATTAAAATACCAGCAGAAATATGAAACAGCCAAGAAAGATGCTGGGGTATGGAAAAAACGATATGAGAAACTTCTGGAACAGGCTCAGCCGTATCTGGATGCTGTCAAGCTCGCACCTGAAAGGGTACGGGCTTTTCTTAATGCCGTTTTGACCAGAGGAAAAGAGAAACAGGACATTCCGCAGGAACGTGGACGAAAAAGAAAGGAGAGCACTATTGACAGATAAATGGAATGGTTTTGCCGATTTACTTGCAAATTTAATAGAAAAATATGCGGCGGTTCTGGATATTGATAATCTTCCAGAGCCGCCGTCTTGTTTGGAGGAAGAAAACACATCTGAAGAACCCAGTGACACTATTGAATTGATGGAAAAGCAATGATATAATAGTCGTGGAATAAGTGTCCAAACTCTATGCGAGAGCTACTGTTCTCAACGCATAGAGCTACATAGAATAAAAGCGCAATACCCCGTTGCACAATTAGAAATGAGGTGTTCCGGTGAACAATTATGATGATATGAATCAAAAATCCAATATGATTATTTACACAACAGAAGATGGATTGACAAAAATTGAAACCACATTTGATGAGGATACCGTGTGGTTATCCATTGACCAGATGGCAGAGTTGTTCCAGAGAGATAAATCTACTATTTCAAGACATATAAAAAATGTATTTTCCGAAGGCGAGCTGCAGCGAGAGTCAGTTGTTGCAAATTTTGCAACAACTGCGGCAGATGGAAAAACCTATCAGGTTGACTACTATAATCTTGATGTTATCATTTCTGTCGGCTATCGTGTAAAATCCAAGCGTGGCACACAGTTCAGAATCTGGGCAACTAACATTCTCAAAGAATACATGAAAAAAGGTTTTGCTTTGGATGATGAACGATTGAAAAATCTGGGCGGCGGTGGATATTTCAAGGAACTGCTTGAAAGAATCAGAGACATCCGTGCATCGGAAAAGGTGTTTTATCGTCAGGTGCTTGAAATCTATGCCACCAGCATTGACTACGACCCGAAAGCGGAAATCTCTATCCGTTTTTTCAAAAAGGTTCAGAATAAAATTCATTATGCCATTCACGGACAGACTGCGGCAGAAGTGATTTATACAAGAGCGGATGCGGAAAAAGAGTTCATGGGACTTACCACCTTTGCCGGTAATCAGCCGACACTCAAAGAAGCGATTGTTGCGAAAAACTATCTGAATGAGAAAGAGCTTCGTGCTATGGGACAACTTGTATCCGGGTATCTGGATTTTGCGGAACGTCAGGCAGAGCGTGAACAGGCAATGACGATGCAGGACTGGGCAGAGCATCTGGATCGCATTCTTACCATGAGTGGAGAGCAGCTTTTAATTGGAAATGGAAGCATTACTCATAAGCAGGCTGTTGATAAAGCGACTGGAGAATATCGAAAATATAAGACAAGAACGCTCAGCGACGTGGAAAATGATTATTTAAATTCGATAAAGATGTTGGAACAGAAAACTGACGGCAAAAAATAACAGACGATGAAAGCTGAATTATGCCACAGGCTGTGGCACAAATGAGGATGGCGATATGAAAGAAAAAACAAAAGTATATATTTATACGAGAGTATCTACTGCCGTTCAGGTAGACGGTTACTCCTTGGATGCTCAGAAATCAAGAATGAAAGCCTATGCTGAGTTCAACGATTTTGAAATCGTCGGTGAATATGAGGATGCCGGTAAATCGGGAAAGTCCATTGAGGGCAGATTGGAATTTAACCGCATGATGGAGGATATCAAGTCCGGTAAAGATGGCGTGTCCTATGTGCTGGTGTTCAAGTTATCACGTTTTGGCAGAAATGCGGCAGATGTGCTGTCTACCTTACAGGTGATGCAAGATTTCGATGTCAATCTGATTTGTGTGGAGGATGGCATTGATTCTTCCAAAGATGCCGGTAAGCTGATGATTTCCGTGCTTTCTGCGGTTGCCGAGATTGAGCGTGAGAATATCCGTGTTCAGACGATGGAAGGCAGAATCCAGAAAGCTCGTGAGGGTAAATGGAACGGTGGTTTTGCTCCCTACGGATACAAATTGGAAAAAGGTATGCTGTATATCAACGAGGAAGAAGCCGAGGCAATCCGCATTATCTTTGACCAGTATGTGCATACCGATATAGGAGCTAACGGACTTGCGAAATACCTTGCCAATCACGGTATCAACAAAATTCAGCGGCAGAATGGAAAAAATCCTCTGTTTGATGCAGCCCTGATTCGCAGAATTTTGAAAAATCCCGTTTACTGTGGTAAAATTGCTTACGGCAGGAGAAGAACAGAAAAGGTACATGGAACTCGCAATGATTACCGACTTGTGGAGCAGGAAAATTATCTGTTAGTTGACGGTCTGCATGAAGCCATTGTATCAGAAGGACTCTGGCATGAAGCCCAAGTAAAACTTCTTGCTCAGGCGAAGAAGTATGAAAAGGTCAACAACGGTAAAGACAACAAGGTACACCTGCTGACCGGATTACTTAAATGTCCTATTTGCGGAGCCGGAATGTACGGCAACAAAAGCATCAAGCACAAGCCGGACGGCACGAAATATAAGGATTTCTTCTATTATGGCTGCAAACACCGCACTATGACCCGTGGTCATAAGTGTGAATACAAGAAGCAAATCAATGAGGAATTGCTGGACGGTGCTGTTGCAGAGGTTATTATCAAACTGGTCAGCAATCCGAAGTTTGCGGCGATGATGCAGCAAAAAATCAATATGAAGATAGATACATCCGCCATTGAACAGGAGATTGCCAATTATGAAAAACAGCTTCGTCAGAGCTATGCTACGAAGTCCCGTTTGATTGATGAGATTGATACCCTTGACCCAGATGATAAGCACTACATCAAGCGTAAAGCAGACCTTGATGATCGCCTTTATAAAATGTATGATAAGATAGAGGATACGGAGAATCTGTTGATTGAAGCCAGAGCAAAGAAAATGGCAATAGAAGCAGAAAAACTCACTGCTGACAATATCTACAAAGTGCTGATTTATTTTGAAAAGCTGTACGCTGTCATGGACGAGCAGGAGAAGCGACAGATTATGGAATCGCTGATTTCTGAAATCCATATCTATGAGGAACGACAGCCAAACGGTCAGTGGCTCAAATCCATCAAATTCAAGCTTCCGATTATTGAGGAAGATATGGAAATGAGTTTGGACAGTGATACACATGTCGAGACTATCTGTTTGCTATCAAAGGTGAACCCTAATAAGTAAATAATATGTAGTAAACAAAGAACTTTCTTTGCTTGACGCTTTACCTTTTTGTGCGTATCATGAGGAAAACGAAAGAAGAAGGAGATTCAGATGAAACGGTTGGAAAGGGTATATTGCAGGGCATTTCAAGGTGTATTTCGTGCGGCATTGCCGTTCATGCCCTACAGAGAACCGAAAATTTTACATAGCATTGTCCAAATTCCCGATGTATTGCAGGAACGGAACATTTCTAAGGTGCTTCTGGTGACGGATGAAAGTATTCGTGGGCTTGGCTTGACAAAGCGCTTAGAGGAAGAATTGCGGCGGCGAAGCATCTTCTGTGCGGTTTATGACAAAGTGGTAGCAAACCCGACGATTCAGAATATTGAGCAGGCGCGTGCGGTATATCTGAAAAGCGGTGCGCAGGCAATGATTGCCTTTGGCGGCGGCTCTGTGATGGACTGCGCGAAGGTAACGGGAGCAAGAATTGTGAAGCCGAGGAAGCCTGTTTATAAAATGAAGGGTTTATTGCGGATATGCAAGCCTTTGCCGCTATTGATTGCGGTGCCGACAACGGCAGGAACAGGCAGTGAAACCACATTGGCGGCGGTCATTACGGACAGCGGCACGAAGCACAAATATCCCATCAATGATTTTTCCCTGATTCCGCAATATGCCGTTTTGGATTATCATGTGACGTTGGGACTGCCGAAGGGCATTACCGCAACGACGGGCATGGATGCGCTGACGCATGCCGTAGAAGCGTATATCGGCGGCAGCACGACGAAGCAGACGCGCTTTATGGCAGAGCATGCGGTGCGCCTGATTTATGAAAATCTGCGGAAGGCTTATGAGGATGGGCAGAATAAAAAGGCGAGAGCGTATATGTTGGAGGCGGCATACTGCGCAGGGATTGCGTTTTCGCGCTCCTATGTGGGCTATGTCCATGCAATCGCACATTCCCTTGGCGGACAATACGGCGTGGCACATGGGCTTGCAAACGCTGTTATTCTGCCGTATTTCTTAGAGGAATACGGAGATGCCTGTGTGCCGCAGCTGGCGAAGCTGGCGCGCTGTGTCGGGATGGTGCCGAAGCATACGAGTGACCGCAGGGCGGCGGCCTCCTTTATCCTCTGGGTAAAGGAAATGAACCGCTACATGCAGATTCCCGAAACAATCAAGGAAATCCGCAGGGAGGATATTCCTGCGTTATCGAAGCATGCCGCGGCGGAGGGCAATCCGCTTTATCCTGTGCCGGTGCTGATGGATGCGAAGGAGCTGGCAGGGATGTATGAAAAAATCATGGAGAAGGGAGCGAGATAAGATGCAGAAAAAGCTGGAAAAGCAACGGGCGTTTTTTCGCAGCGGAAGAACCATTCCGCTTGCCTTCCGAAAAAAGGCATTGAAACGCTTAGGAAGAGCCATTCGCCAACACGAAAAGGAAATCTACGCAGCACTGCGCGAGGATTTGAATAAATCCAAAACAGAGGCGTTTATGTGTGAGGTGGGGATGACTCTGGCAGAATTATCCTATATGCTGAAGCACATGGAGGGCTGGGCGAAAAAGAAATATGTCCGCAGTCCATTGGCGCAGTTTTCTGCTACAAGCTTTACGGTGAAGGAGCCGTATGGCGTGGCACTTATCATGTCCCCCTGGAATTACCCCTTCATGCTGACGATGGAGCCGCTGATTGGGGCGATTGCGGCAGGCAACTGTGCGGTGGTCAAGCCTTCTGCTTATGCGCCTGCAACCTCTGCGGTGATACGGAGGATTTTACGGGCGTGCTTCCCGGAGGAATATATATTTGTGGTGGAGGGTGGCAGAGCAGAAAATCAGGCACTCCTAGACCAGAGGTTTGATTATATCTTCTTTACCGGCGGTGTGACGGTTGGCAAAGAGGTGATGGCGAAGGCAGCGAAGCACCTGACCCCTGTGACGTTGGAGTTGGGCGGCAAAAGCCCCTGTGTGGTTGACCGTACCGCAAAGCTGGAGCTGGCGGCAAAGCGGATTGCGTTCGGCAAGCTGTTAAACTGCGGACAGACCTGCGTGGCACCGGATTATATTCTGGTGGAAAGAAGCGTCAAGGATGAATTTCTTGTTTATCTGAAAAAATGGATTGTGCGGATGTACGGTGCGGATGCAACGGAAAATGACGCATATGTGAAGATGATTAACCAAAAGCATTTTGACCGCGTGACGGGCTTGATTGACCCTGAAAAGGTGGTATTCGGCGGTGGCTGGAATGAAAGAACGATGCAGATTCAGCCGACCATTCTGGATGATGTGACGGCTGAGGATGCCGTAATGCAGGAAGAAATTTTTGGACCGATTTTCCCGATTTTGCCTGTGGACAGCATGGCGGAGGCGGAGGAATTTATCTGTAAAAGAGAAAAGCCGCTGGCGTTGTATCTTTTTACGCAAAATAAGGCCCTTGCGGAGCGATTCCTCAGATATGTACCCTTTGGCGGCGGCTGCATCAACGATACGATTATCCATCTGGCAACAAGCAGAATGGGCTTTGGTGGCGTTGGCGGCAGCGGCATGGGCAGCTATCACGGAAAGAAAAGCTTTGAAACCTTTAGCCATGAAAAGAGTATTGTAAATAAGCATACATGGATGGATCTGCCTGTCAGATATGCGCCGTATCATAGGATACAGAGGCTGCTGCTGCGGCTGTTCCTGCGATAA